CGAATTTATGATCCGTTGGTTCACAGTTTTGAAAGCCTATGAACATATTGATTTGGTTCAGTACATTTATAGTCTACATCCACTGGCTGCGGTGCCGGTTACTCCGGAACTCAATGATAACGCGGCCAAAGCAATGATTAATTTGCAAGAGCAGATTCACGAAGCAGAGTACAAGCTATCAGCGATCCGGCAATGGATCAGCAATCTGCGACCAACTCGGATCTCTGCAATTAAAACGGATGATTGGCAGCAAGTTTATGACGTTTACCGAGCATTACAGACGTTCATTTATGCCGGGATGAGAGAGTTCGATTTAGATATTAACGATTTAACAAGTCGATGGTCAACCAAGGCATTAACTCAAGGCGTAGCAATGACCTATAAGCCGAAAAAGGCGGCGATGATGTAATGAATCTATTTACGGATGAACTCAAGGAGCAATTCCCTGAGAAAGATTTTCCATCGGTTAAAGAACGTATCGAATGTATCGAACGCGTGTATCGCATGTGGGAATTAAACATAGCGCTAGGAAAATTAGAGGACGCAGATTCGAATATCGATGAAATTTGCAACTGCATGGACGAGTTGATTGACATGGTGAATAAACCAAAACAACAGTTTTTACCGACTTTGGAGCATCTGAAAATCGTCAGAATCGTGGTGAAAAAGAAATGAACGAAGTCTTGGAACGAATTGAAGAACTGGAAGGCATGCATAAAACTGCGAAACGCAATGGCATGGCGGTTGCAGAATGTTTCTTCTATCGGCAGCTAATCGAATTTCGAGCAATTGCAAAGCGAGGTGAATTGAATGCCTGAGAGCAAATGCCCATTCGAGGACGATCACCGATGGAGCAATAAAGCTTGTTTAGGATATGCAATTCTTGCGGCTGATCGGCTTGGGTTGAGTGAAGATCAGGAACAGAAGCTGATCGGCGCAATGCTTCATGTCATGGACGTGAACACGATTGAGCAAGCAGAACAAACCTATTTGAAACACTGAGAGAGGGTGAGCAATTAATTGAATGGCTACTTCATTTCATCTGAAGGATTACGAGTGTTAATGGCTAAAAAACCAACTAAAATCTCTGAATTGAGCAAAGAAACAGGGATATCTAGGACCACACTCACCGGTCTCTACTACGAAAAATCGCAAGGAATTCAGTATCGTACACTGCTTAACTTATGTTTGAAATTCAATTGTCAGCCAGGAGATCTTTTCATGGTTAAGAGGGAGGAGGAGACCAAATGAGCATTGAGAACGGAATGATCATTGGAAGTCCACTTTATGGACCGGCAAATAAGCAGCATAAGCCCATCGGCGTTTGTGAGGGATGTGGCGAGCGGATCTTTGACGATGAGTGCTACTGGAAAATGGCAGATGGAGAAATGATCCACGATGAATACGAGTGCAAGTTCGGCTATCTCGAAATGAGAGGAGTGAGAAAGAATGCGTAACTATCCATTCATGCAGGACCTGGAAGCACAGAAGTTAATGGTGAAGCATTGTGGAAACATTGGCTTTGATCATAGCGGACGTCCTTCATTCCAGTTCAAAAGCAGTTCAGATTATCAAGCGTTCATCAAAGATTTTGAGCAGACGAAAAAGAACGCCGGGCAGGGCGCTCTTAGTTGAAACCTATTCAAAACATTCAATACTTCTATTTTATCAGGAGGCGATGCAGATGTCTATGAATGCTATATCAACCGCAAACATGAGCCGTGCCGATTGGCTTATGGAGCGAACCAAGGGCATTGGCGGAAGTGATTCGGGCATTGTCCTAGGGCTGAACAAGTACAAGACACCGTTTGAACTTTGGCTTGAGAAAACTGGGCGAGTGCAGCCAGAAGAAATCGATAGTGAAGCCATCTACTGGGGCAACCAAATGGAAGATGTAGTCGCCCGTGAGTTTATGAAGCGGACCGGCAAGAAGGTCCACAATGATAATTTTATGCACTACCACCAAGATTATCCCTTTATCTTTGCTAATGTGGATCGGCTGCTCTACGGAGAACCGGCCGTGCTTGAATGCAAAACAGCATCCTCACACCTATCTAAACTGTGGGAGGGTGACGAGATCCCAGAAACGTATCTAACGCAGGTTCATCATTACCTTGGTGTTACTGGTCTCGATTATGCGTATATCGCAGTGCTGATCGGTGGAAACAAATTCGTTTACAAAGAAATTCAACGTGATGATGAACTGATCAAGATGATTTTCGATGCAGAAGTGAAGTTCTGGAATGACTATGTGGTCGCGGATGTCGCGCCACCATTGGACGGAACAAGTGCAGCTGAGAAGTATTTGAAAGAAAATTATCAGCGCGCTGAAGCTGAGAAAGAAGTTGTTCTGAACGATGGAAGTAAAGACTTGCTTACAGAATACATGCAACTGAAAGATACGCTGAAACCGCTTGAGGATCGGCAGAAAGAAATTGAGAACTTGATTAAAGCACAGCTGAAGGATGCCGAGAAAGGCATTGCCGGTGACTACGTTGCTAAGTGGTTTAATGTTACTCAAAACCGTATCGACAGCAAGGCATTGAAAAAGAAATTTCCTGATGTTTATCAGCAAGTGCTTAATGAATCAACTTACAGAAGATTTGATGTAAAGGAGCGAGCATAAATGGCAACAGCCAGTAAACTAAAGAATCAGATCGCTAATAAGGAAGAAGCGACGCAAGTCAATGCACGTTCGCTTGATCTGAAATCACTTTTATCAACTCCGACTTTGAGAAAGAAGTTTAACGAGGTTCTGGACAAGAAAGCACCACAGTTCATGGCATCATTGCTCAATCTATATGGAGGGGATCCAAACCTTCAAGCAGCTGAGCCGTTATCTATTGTCTCTTCTGCCCTTGTGGCAGCGTCACTAGATCTTCCGGTGGACAAGAACCTCGGTTATGCCTGGATCGTTCCATTCTACGATCACAAGAAAGGATATAAGGCCGCGCAGTTTCAACTTGGATACAAAGGATACATTCAACTGGCGCTTCGCAGTGGGCAGTACAAGGCCATGAACGTCATTGATGTGCGTGAAGGTGAACTTAAGAAGTGGAATCGTCTTACTGAAGAACTCGAACTTGATCTTGATGGTGCTGATAGCGATAAGGTCATTGGTTACTGCGGCTACTTCCGATTGGTAAACGGCTTTGAAAAGACGGTCTATTGGACCAAAGACGAGGTTGAAGCACACCGTATTAAGTTCAACAAAGCGAAGGACAAGCAGTCGCTGAATAATGTGTGGCGCTCCGATTACGACGCGATGGCGAAGAAAACGGTTATTCGTAACCTGCTTGGCAAATGGGGCATCTTGTCGATTGACATGCAAACTGCACTATCCAAAGATGTTGATTCGGAAGTGGTCGCTGAGGAATCTCCGGACGTGATTGATGTGGATCCAAAAGATTTGGTAGCAGAACCATTGGCTGATACTGCTGAGCAACCAAAGGGCGCCGATAAGAAAAATTCCAAAATCGTTGAACCGGATCTTCCAACGGATGAAGAATTGCCTTTTTAAATCTGGACACATGGAGATGAGATTAAGTGATTAACCGATTGGTTTTGGTTGGCAGATTGACCAAGGATCCGGAGTTAAGGTATACGCCCAATGGCGTAGCGGTTACGAGTTTTACACTTGCTGTTAATCGACCATTTAAGAAGCAGGATGGTGAGCAAGAGGCAGACTTTATTCCAATTGTTGTATGGCGGCGTCAAGCCGAGAACGCAGCTAACTTCTTGAGTAAAGGAAGTCTCGCCGGAGTAGATGGTCGCATTCAGACGCGCAACTATGAAAACAACGAGGGCAAGCGAGTTTATGTAACCGAAGTGATTGCCGACTCAGTGCAGTTTCTCGAACCAAAGGGGACGCATTATAGCGGACAATCAACTAGCGGGAGCAATTACAGCAGCGGAAGCAGAAGCACCGGCACAAGCCAATCTCAGAGCGCTCCGTCATTTGATGATCCATTTGCAGGAGTCAGCAAGCCTATTGATATCAATGAAGATGATCTGCCGTTCTAAGAAACAATCTGTAGAGGTAAGGAGGTGTTGGTCACATGAACTACTTTGAGATCATTCGATCCTACAATGAATTTCTGATTGCCAAGCAAGTTGGGGCAAAGGCAAACAG